TGAAGCGTATGATGATGTTCCTAGTAATGAACCTGAAAGTGATCCTGTAAATGAGGTTGCTGTAACTGATCCTGCTGATGTTATAATAGCAGCGTTGCTGTAGAAGTTAGTTGAAGTACCGTTTTCAATAATAGCAGAAGACGTTAAATGGTCTCCTCCTTGTCCTTTTAATATAGCATTAAGGGTAGTACCTTGTTCATCTCCTATACTACCTGTGTTTCTAGGACCTGAAATTAACATACCACCACTGTATGATGATCCTGATGGGTTTGAATATATCCAATGATTATTTTCAGAGTCCCAAAGCAATGAACCTGTAGAATTATTTCCAAATGATCCTGAATCTATTACTTCAATACCCCCAAATCGAACAGCGGGTGCATCTGTATTTAATATAATTGTACTATCTCCTACTATAACAACTGATGATGTTACACTAGCAAATGATGCAGTACCTAATACATTTAAGTTTCCTGTTATAGTTGCTGAACCAGAAACATATAACCCAGATGATGTTATAGCTGTAGTAGTAGTATTTCCTTGGCTTGTTACTTGTTGTAGGGTAGGGATGTATGAAGCGCTTGCAGCAATACTAGCATAAGAAGCACTTAATGCTTGTGTAGCGTATGACGCTGTTCCTAATAATGATCCTGTGAATGAAGTTGCTGACCAACTACCAGTTATAGAGTATGAACCAGTTAATTGTTTAGAATTAATCCAAACACTTCCACTTTTTACTAATAAATCTCCATATGATGAAGTAGTTGTAGTGTCTACTACATCGTGTAATTCTCCTAATTCGTATCCATTATCAATACGAACATATATTGAACCATTATTAATTTGGACTCTTAATACCTGTCCTAATCTTACAGCGTGTAATGGTGCTACTGGAGCTGTTCCTATTATAGATCCAGTTGCTCCTAAATAAAGTAATTGTCCTGCTGAGAATGCATTTGTGTTTATTCCTATTAATGTACCTTCAGTTATTACATATCCAAAATTATCATTAGGGATATCTTGATAAGTAATACCTAAAGTGTTAGCAGAAACTCCATCACTTTCATATGAAGCAGTTGAGATTAAAGCATTATCACCTGTTGCTCCTGATATTCTTACTACTTTTCCTTTATTTATTTGAGCACCAGTTACATTTTTAACATATATTAAAATATCTTGTGCATTTTGAGCAAATGAAGATGTTGTGGCATATGATGCACTTGTTGATGTTAAGGCATACGATGCTGTTGTAGCATTGTTAGCATAAGAAGCACTAGTTGATGTAGCAGCGTATGATGCTGATGTTGATACTAGAGCATATGAAGCACTTGTTGAAGTAGCGGCATATGATGCTGATGTTGATGTTGTAGCATATGAAGCACTTAATGCATATGACGCTGATGTTGATGTTAAAGAGTATGAAGCACTTAAGGCATTTGAAGCGTATGACGCGGTTCCTAGTAGTGAACCTGTAATGCCATTAGATACATTTAATGATCCTGATAGATTACTACTGCCTGTTACTTGTAAACTACCAGTTATTTTAGTAGTTCCTATTAATAGTTGAGTATCGTTTGTAGCATCACCTAATTGATTAGATCCTGAAGCATAAATTATACTTGATGTTACAGTTTGTACTATAAGTGTTTGCGCTGTTAATGTTCCAGCAACTGTAAAATTGTTAGCATACGATGATGTAGCTGAGTATGATGCACTTGTAGCAACATTAGCATACGATGCTGTTGTAGCAAATGATGCACTTGTTGATGTTAAGGCATACGATGCTGTTGTAGCATTGTTAGTATAAGATGAACTAAGGGCTTGTGTAGCGTATGATGCACTAGTTGATACTAGAGCGTATGAAGCGCTTAATGCTTGTCTAGCGTATGATGATGTTCCTAATAATGATCCTGTAAATGAAGTTGCATTGATAGAACCAGATACAGTAATTGACCCTGATATATTAACTGATCCTGTATTCCAAGCATCAGTTACAATTAGTTCTTGTACTGATTCACCAAGTGATGATGATTTCTCGAAATATAATTTACCATCGTTTGTGTTAATGGCTAATTCACCTAATTCTAATTGTGCGGTTGTAGGTTTATTACCCGCTACAGAACTTCTGCGTAGTTTTACTTGTTGGGCCATATCTATGGGATTATAAGGAACCTATATAGGTCTTATATAAATATGGAAGAAAATTGAATTATTACGTTAGAATGTACCTCCGTCTATAAGATTTGATGCTATCATTGTTGTACCGTTCCATTGAATTAAGTCTCCTGGTGTTGCTGGGCTAATATAAGATATCTTGTTAGACGAAGACATAAACATAAAATGGAAACCTGGTCCTGATGAATTATCAAATATACCATTTGTAGTAGATATTGATCCTGTTACACTTAGATTTTGGAATAATGTATTAACATACGATGCTGTTAAAGCATATGATGCTGTAGTAGCCTGTAAAGCGTATGATGCCGTTGTAGCTTGAGATGCATATGATGCTGAAGTGGCTTGTAAAGAGTATGATGCTGTAGTAGCCTGTAAAGCGTATGATGCTGAAGTGGCTTGTAAAGAGTATGATGCTGTTGTAGCGTTATTAGCCCACGATGCTGTTCCAAATACATTACCTAATAAACTACCAGTAATACCGTTAGTTACTCTTAATGATCCTGTTATTACAGCACCACTATTAACGGTAAGACCATTTCTAACTAAGAATATATCGGCTGATGATGCTGTAGCAGCATAAGATGCACTAGTAGCAACAGCTGAGTATGAAGCGCTTGTAGCAACTGCTGAATATGATGCTGATGTAGCTACTAACGAGTATGAAGCACTGGTTGCTGTAGCAGAATATGAAGCGCTAGTAGCAACAGCTGAGTATGATGCTGAAGTGGCTACTAATGAATATGATGCACTAGTTGCTGTATTAGAGTATGATGCACTTAAAGCATACGATGCAGAAGTAACATTATTTACAGTTAATGTAGATAAAATACTACCGTCGCTAGCTAATAGGCGTACTTGGTTGTTTGCAGACGATGTTAAACTAGCACCTAATGTAGTTGAATAAGATGCTGTTCTAGCAAAATTCACTGACATTGAGCTTGTATCGCTGGCTAGTATAATAATTGATTCACTTGTATATGGCCCAGCAATCCATCTATCTAATGAAGCATCCCATAATAATGATGCAGTAAATGGTGCTGATGTATCATATACAATCATACCACTGTTTCCAGCGGTTTTATTAACGTTGATTTCAATTATATTATCACCAATTTGTAATGTTGATGATGAAATATATGTTATAGTACCTTTAACGTTTAAGTCACCATTAATGTCTGTTGTACCATTAATGAAGGCACCTGACATTGTAAGTGCATTTGTTGTAGTAGCACCTTTATTACTTACTTCTTGTAAATTAGGAACATATGATGATGTAGCTACATACGATGATGTTGTAGCGAAAGAAGCATATGATGCACTTAAAGCGTATGATGCTGAAGTAACATTGTTTACTGTTATAGTTGATAATGTAGCTCCATTACTAGCTAATAATCTTACTTGATCATTTGCTGATGATGTTAGGCTAGCACCTAATGTGTCTGAATATGATGATGATAAAGCATATGATGATGTAGTAGCTCTATCTGCAAATGAAGCAGTACCTAATAATGATCCTGTAATGCCGTTTGTTACTCCTAATGAACCAGTAATTGATATTATACCGCTATTAGCAATTTTAAAGAAATTAGAACTACCACTAGCTACTTGAAACGTAGTAGCACCAACATCAACTGATGCTGTTACTGATCCTGTTGATATTCTAGATAAATTTAACCCAACGATACTAGAAGCAGATATATTTGTTAATCCACTACCATCGCCTTGAAATGATCCACTAAATGAGCCTGATGCTGTAATGTTCACTAATGTATTACCATTAATGTTACCAGCTAAGTTCATTACAGTATTGCCTGCAGAACTTAATATATATAATGTATTACTTCCTACAGCATAGAATGGAGTACCATCTAATACGTTACCGTAAGATGCAGAAAGAATTGTAGGAACAGAATTTCCAGTGTATATTTTAGAAGCTGGTTTGTAAACACCAGATAAGCCGTTATCAGATGGCGTTGGAGAACCAACTAATAAAAAGGGACCAGATAAGTCACCGATTGAACCCGAGGCAACGACTATTTCACCGTTTTGCGTGGTTATATCTTTTGCATTACCTATGCTACCTCTTCTATTTTTTATTATTTGAGCCATGTTCTAATATACGTTTGTAATAAATATTAAAAAAACCCGCCTAAGTCTATAACACTGAGTGATCCTGTATCACCTAATGTACCTAGGTTTTGTATTGTTAGTTTTGCTTTTTCTACCTCAGCACCGATCATAGCTTGCACTATATTCATTGCCCCCGATACTATAAGCGCAGAACCTGAAATGTCATTTTGTTTTAATGTAGTATTACCAGTTACGGTCATTGCTCCATTAATTTCAAATGATCCTGACGGATTTATATTTTTAAATCTTATTCTTGCCATTATATTGCAACAAATTTACCATTTCCTATTACCTCATCACCTGAATCTAATGGTTGTATAAAATTAGCAGCCTCATTATTTACAGTTACTACTACATTATATCCACTATTAACTACTGACACAATTGCTTGTGGTTCTAAATATAAACCATTAACATAGAAGTTAAATTTCATTATACCTGGATCAGTAATACCTGTTGGTATTGATGATGTATTATAATTTAATATTGTTATTGTTGATGTTCCATTTATTAATCCACTTGGATATGTCGTTGTATATGATCCAGTTAAGTTACTTCCACTAATTACAGTATTCAATGATAAGTAATTTGTAACTATTGGATCTGCTTGGTTGTATATGTTAGTCACATTAATTCCACCTCCAATGAATGATGTAGCTCCACCTGAGTTTCCTGCAGCTGGTTTGTTTGCAAATCTTAATTCATCAACATTAGTTACTACGCCATCTGTATCTATAGTTTCTAATCCAAATACAATTTGTGATGTAGTATAGAATTTATTACTAGCAGTAGCTAGATCTTTATTGATGGTGTCTGGAATTATGTATCCATTTAAAGTAATATTGAATGTTGATTTAGCAGCTCTATCAGTACCTTCTTCAAGTAATGTAGTTGTAGCAAATGAATCAATTCTAGCCTTAAATTTCCATCTTTGAGGATCACCCCAATATGCATCAGAAGCAAATTCAATTGCCTCTACTAATTTATTATTTTGTTCAACGTAGTCTGTAAATATAATACAACTATAAGTTATAGTAACATAATCTGGTACTGCACTTATATAATATTGTTCTGATGGTATTCTGTTTGTTACTAGAGAAAACTTATCATACACATTTCTAGTATTGTATTTAGCTCCTACTACTTGATATAGATGAGCAGTATTTCCATCTAATTTATTTCCTAGTGATCTGTTCTTTTCTACACTTTCACGCTTAAACATAATAAGTGGAACCATTAATCGTCCACTATCATCACGGTAAAAACCATCTGCTTGAACTGATTTCCAACGTTCAGGAGAACCATAAATTACTGGTACTGCTATTCGTTGTCCATTTTGTACAACGTTAGGTTTAATTACATTATTAAAATAATATGATACGGCGTAATCTAAATCTTCTAAACCAACACTAATATCTTTTACTTTATCACCTTTAAAAGATAAATCCTTACCTCTATTCTTAGAGAATGAAGTTTCACTAACAGGTTTTCCTGCAGCGGCTAAGTAAGGAGTAATCTGTGATTGCTCTAGATCTACTATGTTTTGAGGTATTGGTTTTAAAGAACGAGCCATTATTTTTCATTCGTTTTTTGCTGTAATTCAATCATTCTAGATAATGCAAATACTAATTGTGCTGCTTGAGTTAATTTTGTATTTAAATCTTTAGCTACTTTAGCTACATCAGCATTAGATGAATACTTGAATGGTTGAAATTCTCTTCTAAATCCTACTACTTTTCTTCTAATATCGTCAAATTTAGGAAGACGTTCATATTCAGTTACTGAAGCTCCTGTATCAGGTTCAGTGTATGTTTTGATACTTTTATATCCTTTTTCAAATTCAGGTGATTCTGGGTCTTCATCTTGTGGTTTAGCGAATCCAGTCAATTTACCTTCCTTATCGTATAATGGATATTTCTTATCTTCGTTTAATATGTCTATTAATTTAATCATGTATATAAATATTATAAGCGATTTTGAGTAATACCTAATTTGTCTGGTCTTATGTAGAAACATTCAACGATGATGGATAATGAGTTACCGAAGTCATCTGTAGATGAGGCATATGAGTAGCTAGGGTCTTTACCTGCTACTAATTGGTTTTCATTTACATTGTTTACTTCATAGTAATCATTATTCCACATCACGACATCTCCAACTTCGGGATATATATTGTAATTAAATCCACTTCCATCGGGACTTAGTTCAGTGCTTAAGTCAATGCCTGCTAAGTCATCACGTAGGAAACGACATTTTATATTACGAGTAATATCCATACCAAAATCGTTGGTTAATGGTTCAGTGTCACCTCTTTCAATTAAACAGTTTATTAATACTGGGTCGTAGTATGTTTTCTTTAATGCTTCACCATACATGTTAGAGTTAGTTCTATCTAATACAATTTTATAATATCCCACTTTCTGTTCTATTATATTATTGAGTAGTTCTCTATTTAGATGTCTAAATAAACTAATATCCCTATTTCCACCGTATAAACTCACTATAGTACTGTTTTCTTTTCCAATGTTTTTAATCTAGGCTCAAATTTCAATAAGCCTGGTATTTTTCCTGATGATAATGCTATACTTCTTATAGCTTTAATATCTTCTATAGGATCAGTTTTAACTAAATACTTCATATGTAATAATGTGTATTCAGTTTTGTCTGTAATTAGTGTATTTAGGTATGTGTTTTGCTCTACTTTAACAACAACAACACCCTTTATACCTCTAATTTCATTGTATATATCTACTTTGTTAGAATCCTTTTCAGTCTTTATCAGTACTTCTACCTCAAAAATACTAAGCGCTTCTAATAATAAACTAATTAAACTAGTCATGTTAAAATATGTAAATTGATAATGGTGAGTTATTTAATGTTTTCTGTATTGCTTCTGATTCTAAAGCTTGATTTTCTAATTGTGTTTTACGAGATGCTATATCTAAAGTCGCTCTTAATTGCTCTAGCAATTTAGATTTTTCATCTCTAGCGTCAGTTAATAAATCTGATTGATTTAATGCTATTTCAGCTCCCGGAATAGGAACAGTAGCATATTTTCCTCTAACATATCCTAACATTTCTTTAGATAATGCTAAAGAATATTGGTATATCCACATTTTACCTACAGAATTAATCTGAGAAAATGTAGGGTTAGCGTATGGTACATTAGATACGTTAGTAATTAAATTAGCTCTACTGTCTGGTGTAACATCTGCTCTTTCATCCTCTAATATGTAATGGAAGAACATTAATGAATCACGAGTAGGGATAGGGAATACTCTTAATTGGTTATTTACTAAATCAAATGAATATGCTGATTTTCTAATCTGGTCGTTTAATTCAATTGCTTGGATTTTTAATACGTCAAAGAATATAGGCATTAACAAGAAGTTAATACCAGGTGAAAATTGCCCAAATCCAAATGTCTCTAATAATGACTGAATACCAGTACCTGTACCAGCATATGGGTCAAAATAACGAACAATTGCTGGTGGTTCTTGATAGAATACACGCTTAATTTCTACTGATCCTGTTACTCCTGATCCTGATAGTATAGCTTTTAAATTGTAATCCTGTACACTAGCAGACATCATAAATGAGCCAGTGTAGTATGTAATATCACCACCAACACCTGCTTCAGAAGCATATGTTTGTGAAATACGGATTGTGCTTCCTAGATTTGGAGTAACTAATTGATTATTAAAAGATGAACCAGTAAGGTTACCTTCCATTGAGAAATAATTCTCACGAATCTTATATTGATAAACTTCATTACCATAAATGGTAACAGCTTCTTCGAATGCTGTGTAGAAGTTTAATGCTTGTAATTCAATGTTAATTAACGGATAACCTAATCTTTGAGCACACCATTTCGCTACCTTGTCTGCTTCACCAGCAAACGAGGCATCTGCATCGTAAAAACCAAATGGCGTAGAGCCAGTGGTAAATGTTGATGTGCCTGTCCATATAGGAATATTACTCATATTATACTAATTAGTCGTGTATAAATATCTAGTTTCTATAGTCATTGTATACTTTTAACACATCTTCGACAATTGGGTCTCTATGGTTGGTTTTTAATACAAATACACCAAACCCATCAACGTCTTTCATGTGTTTACAGATAAAATCAAATCCAGATAATTTCTTATCTTTTAAGTCGATTTGTGCTGTATCACCACAGATAATCATTTTAGATCCAGTACATATTCTACCCAAAATTAATTCCATTTGTGAATGAGTAATATTTTGACCTTCATCAACTACTATACAGCAATTAGTTAAGTTTCTACCACGCATAAACGCTACTGGTATTACTTCAATACGGCCTTCAGTAATTTCTCTATCGATTTTATCTTTATTATACAATCTATACATGTTATCATATATAGCGGCTGTATAAGGTGCGAGTTTAGCGTCTTTATCACCGGGTAAAAAACCGATCTCTTCGCCTGACGTAACTGCGGGGCGAGTTAAGATAATCTTTTCTACTTCGCTTCTAAACAATAAATCTAGCGCTATTTGAGCAGCAACCATTGACTTACCAGAACCAGCTGCACCACGCAATACTGTTATTTTATTATCTAAAATAGCTTGCTTAGCATCTTTTTGCTCTTCGTTTAATGATATTTGAAATTTAATTGGATTTTTACGCGTGCGTTTCTCTTTGTAAACGTCAGCTGTGTGTGGGTGACTACTCATATTGTAACATTTGTTTAATATAAATATAACAAAAAAGCCCGAGCAATGCCCGGGCTTCTTGTTATTTTTGATTATTATAATCTAAATTATTGGATTTTATTCTATTTTCATTTATGGTAAGTGGTTGAGTATTAGTATAATGAAAAGCGCCACCTTTAGATAATGGAAATATATGATCTATTTCCCAATATTTTCCATAATTATCCCAATTCATTTCTAAGGTAAACATTGGTTCAAGATATTTTTTATACTCTTGTACTGTACATCCTAAGTAAGCAATGCTACTTTGTAATTTACCTTCTTTAAGGTGATGATTAATAAGAGCATTAATAGCATGGCGAAGACGAAATAGAGGATCGGTATCCATTTTATTTTGATTCCATTCGCGATAGTAGTCTTTATTGTTGTGGTAATGAGATTTCATTAAAGATTTGTGATAATCTTTATTTTCTTGAGACCATTTGTTAGTACGAGCATTATGTCTTTTTTTATCTTTATTGTATTCTTTTTTATGAATGGGTTTCATACATTCTTTACAATAGCGATGTAGTCCGTCTTTTTCTCCTTTACGTTTACAATATTCAATAAACGATTTTTCTATATTGCACTTTTTACATGTTTTCATACGTGTATAAATATACAAAAAAAAGACCGGACTGTAAAGTCCGGTCAATTTTCTTTAACCTTACGGGGTTAAGTATTACAATCTATATTAGATAGTGTTTAAACCACTAATATATAATTTTCCGTAGTAGTCTGGACGAATCATTTTCTTAGCGTAACGAGTCATTAAACCTTTACGTGGAGTGAAGGTAGCTGGATCGTATAACAATGGAGTCATGATTAAAGGAACATATGGAGCAAATACTGCACCACACTCCAAGAATTGAGCACCTTTGTAACCCATTAAGATAACGTTCTCAGTCATGTAAGGGTTTTTGTAAACCTTGTAACGGCTGTTTAATGAACCTACTTTTTGGATACCGAAATTGTATTCCATTTTCTCACCATCACCATCTGAAGCGAATCCTGGGATTGATTCTAAGATAGTAGCAACTGTAGGAGATGTAACTAAGAAGTTAGCACCACCACGCATTGTTAATTGGTGAATTTTGTTAGATACTTTTTGTAATTTTGTACCTAATGTTTGGAACCAACCGCCTTGAGTATTGTAGAAACCTAAGTTACTATTTACAACACCTGAAGCGCCTGTAGCTTGGTTGTTTACTGCTGACCAGTAATCAACTGTGTAAGCGTTTTCGATCAACATGTCTAACAATTCAAGATCAATTTCCATTGAAATGTACTGTGACAAGATACCTGTTAATTCAGCCTCAGCATCAACACTATGGTAAGCGTTTAAGTCTTGAGCGAATTCAGGAGTCCATTGTGCTTTTAACTTACGAGTTTTAGCAACAATTGCTTCAGATTTTAACTGAACGTTAATTTCTGGAATAGCGATTGCAGTAGAACTTTGAGCGTTAGGATAACCTGCGCCTGAAGCATCTTCGAAGTCACCACGTGAAGTAGTAGCTGGAGCTACACTGAAGAACAATTGAACTGTTCCTGCTACACTACCAGTAACGTTAGTTACTTTAGAAGCAGTTACGAAGAATGAAGCAGTTGTGTTAGTTGCATCAAGTGTAGTAAACGCTTGTAAAATATCAGAAGCAACGATTGAACCAGATGTAAATACAAATGATCTAACAGCATTGGTATCTGCAGTTGCAGGAATACCTACTAAAATTTTCTTGTATTGGTTGAATGATGAAGAGTAATCAGCATCGTTGTTGAAATCTGCCCAAGTAGTTGCTGAAGCAGTAACTGCACCGATAGATGCTGAGAATTGGTTCATTGAGTAACCGAATCTTCCAGCACCATAAAGTGATTGAGAAGTGATATCAGTTACGTTGTTGGTTGTACTAGCACCATACAAAGAATCTCCAGATGAGAACGGTCTAACACCTGTTCCGTATTTGAAGTCTAAGTAAAATACTAAACCTGAAGGTAAATTCATTGGTTGAACTGAAACGAATTCTTTCGCTGCAATTTCACCAAATACTCTACGTACTAATGGTAAAGCTACACCATTCCAGCTCTCGCCTGAATATGCACCTGCACCACCAGCTTGTCCACCTGTTTGTGAAGTTTCTACTACTAATTGTTTTGCTTGGTTTTCTAACAACATCGCCATTGTGTTACGATCTGTGATGTTAGATAGGCCTTCTAATAAGCCTGATTTGGTCCATTTAGACGTTAAACGCTGTGCGTCGTCTTGAATAGACTTGAATTGATTAGATGATTCTAATAATTGTTTGATGTCCATTTTAATTTTTTTGGGGTTTTAAATTACTTAATAATGTTTGCTAATTTTTGCATACGACTAATTACGTCGTTTGACTCAACGATTTGTTTCTTTGGAGCAATACCAGTTGCTTTAGATGCGAATCCTAATGACTCTTTAATAGCTGTTCTTTTAACAGTGTTAGTTAAAGTTGTATTTAATGACTCGTAAACCATTTTAGCTTCTTTAGCGGTAGTTGCTTTATCAAATGAAGCAATAACGTTTAATTTTTGTGCTTCAGATAAGTTTTTAGCTTTGAAGATTTTATTTACGTAAAGTAATTTAGCATTTAATAAATTAGTTTCGCTTAATTGAGTACGAAGTGATTTGATAACATTGATAGCTTCTTCTAATTCTTCCTTAGCTTCTTTATCTTTGTTTTTCATTTTCTTAGCTTCTTCTAATTCTGCTTCTTCATCTAATGAATCTAATTCAGCTAATAGTTCTTCTAAGTTAATTTCTTCTTCATCAGCTTCCATGTTACCCATGTCGCCCATGTTCATATCCATATCCATTTCTTCTTCACCAGCTGGCATTGCTGCTGGTTCAGCTTCTAATTCTTGAGACACTACGTCTTTGATTAGTGCTTTAAGATCTTCGATAGACATATCTTTAACTTCTACTTCTTCTTCGCCTTCTTCTTCACCTTTTTCTTCTTCTTCGCCTTCTTCTTCTTCACCTTCTTCGCCTTCTTCGTCTTTAGTTTTTTCTTTCTTAGCTTCTGCTAATTCAGTTTCTTCTTCAAGTTCTAATTCAGCCAAGATAGAAGCTAGATCGAAATCTTCTTCCATTGGTGCTTCTTCTCTGTCCATACCTATCATTTCTTCTTCCATTCCGTAATCATCTGACATTTCATTTAACTTCGCAGCTAACATGTTTTGAATACTTGGGGTCAAAGCTTCTTCAAGGGCATTTTTTGCGTTTAATAACGCTGCTTCGCGAACTGCTTTAGCGTCAGCGATAGCCTCTTTAAATAAATTTTTGTTTGACATTTTTTTTATCCTTAAATTTTGTTTTGGAAATAAGATTATTAGGAATCTTAATATTGAATTTTTTATTACCGTATCACAATTGGGAAGGGTGATACATTGTGGTTATAGATACATATACGTAGATATGAAAAACCGCGAAAAAAAAGCGCCTCCTTTTTAAGGGAAGCGCATATATGTTTTTATTATGTTGAGGTTTATTTATTTGTTAGCACAAAGCACATACTCCTGTTTGAGTACATATGATTTCTGTGATTAAACCATTAACTTTATCGTATTTGTCTGTAAAATTATATTGCTTGCTTTCAGCTAATGACATATAAGCGTTAGGTGTTGATGGTACCGATACTAAATCCCAGCAAAGTAATTCAAAATCGTCTTGTACTTCAACTGTTTCACCAATTTGTCTAACACTACCCATACCGCGTGATGATATACCTAATGGAATACCAGCTATAATAATTTCTTGTGCAATTTTACCTGAAGGTGTATTTAATATAATTAATTCACCCATAACGTTATTATCTTCCCACCATATTTTATGGATCAAATGTGAAACGTTACTTAAGTTAATAATAGATGATTCAGGGTGATCTAATTCACCAGTAGATGTTTTAGAAGCAACTGGGCCTTTAATATATTGATCGACTTGTTTTCTTAATGTTTCTAAAGGATATACACGATTATTACCGTTTTTAGTATCTGCTTCCTGTAGTTTACCTTTTACACGCATTCTACCATCATTACTGTCTTTACCTTCAGTTATTGGCTGAAGCTTAGCAATGTGGAATGGGGTATGATCAACTAATAATTGCTTATCCATAATTATAATTCGTCGTTTCTATCTATGTAAAAATCATCTGTGTCTTTGCCATTGGTTAATACGATCATAAGATCGTTTCCGAATGGTTTAATAGATGTTACTACTACTTTATCACCTGCTACAAATTTACCTAAACTACTTCCTAAAGTAAATCTTTCTCCTACTTTTAAAGTACTGGCTATGACTTCTTCTAATTCATTATTAGTTGAAGTATCCATCATGTATCCATCAACATCAGTCATGTTATCACCACCTGCTAATGTAGTCATTTCCTCTAAATAATCTGGAAAGTCATCTGGAAAATCATCTGGAAAATCATCTCCAGTATAATCATTTTCAATATAATCACCAATATCTACTTGGGTTTTTAATTTTTCTAATTCGTCAGGATTTAATTCATTACCATCTACAAATTTAGCATATGTAAATTCAGCATTAGAATAATCAGAATAAGAAGGACTTTCGGCTTTAATTGATTTAATATCAACTTTTTTTCCATTTATTTCTACGTCACCAGATAATTCTTCACGAATTAATTTCATTAATCTTTCTACAACAGATGTATGTTTTTTACCTTCGTCTACACCTGTATCATATTCGGAATCATTGTCGTCAATGTATCCATCTCCACTATTTTCATCATAATCATTGCTATAATCATAATTATCATCATTATCACCATATCTATCATCCGCATCTTTTTGGAATAAGATAAATTCTACTTGTTTAGCATCCTTACCTAATAATCCGTATTGTCTGATTAATGTTGCTTTATCTACAGAATCATATGAACCCATTTGTTGTAATTCATCATAGATTTTATCAGCAATATCATCTAAATCTAAATTTTCTTGTAAAGTAAGTTTTTTCATTTTACCACCAGTCATATCCATTACACCTTTAACACCTTTAGCACGTATTGCTTTATGTGTTAATTCTTTAACACCAGCAACCATTTTATTAGTTTCTTTATTGGCTTTATTAGATGATGCTTTAGCTTTTTCAATGCCTTTAGGTGATGTCATTCCATTAGTTTTATCAACTAAATCGTTACCTTTAACATCCTTCATTTGGTCTGAACCTGGCTTGATCTTATACATGTATTCAGCCTTAGCTTCTTTACCTGCTAATTTATAGTCAGTATAGTAGTTAGGATTTTTCTTTATATTTTTAAGAACCATCTTAACTATTTCAGCTTTGGTTTTATCTGGATTTGCTTCGTGTTCGAATGTAATACCAGTCATTAATTCTTGGCCATTTACATTATCAATTTCTTTAAAGTGAGAATACATTTCTTTACCAGTGGTATTGTATGTGTATCCTTCTTTAATATCAGCTTCAGTTAAAATACCTTTATTTCTAAGGATCTTAACAGTATCATCAAATGATGTTACGTTAGTTACTAAATGAGGTAATGCAGTACGTACATTTCTCATGAAATTCGACTTGCTTAAATTACCTTCTTTTAAGGCTATGTATTGTTGTTTTACACTCTTCATGCGTATAAATATTATATTTTTATTTGTTATAAAATTGACCTGTTAATTCAGAAACTGCCATTAGTATCTCCTCTAAAGCATAATATAATTTAGACATATCATCTTCTAAACCATCTAATGTATCATTTACTCTATCTAATTCACTTACATTATCCGGATATTCTCCAGTTTCATACATGTTGATAGCATCATAATATGTATCTGTTTTTTTCTTAATAGAAGATTTAATTTGCTTAACTTTATCTGCTAATGCTTTTATCGATTCAGGTGAGTTAACAGCATCACCTATATTGATATCAATTATTTTTTCGTATGCTAATGTAAACAAACTTTTAGCAGCCTCCACGTCTTTTTTAGCGCTGGCTACAAACTCATCAATTTTTTCTGGTGTGTATGTTGGTTTCATCGGCCTTGTCCTCTGTATTTTGATTGATTACTTGTGTGTTTGTTAGCTCTTTTCTTAGCTTTACCTATTCTACGTTTACCAAATGATATTTTAACACTAGATGCTTTAGCTACTTTTACTTTTGCCATTATTCTTGTAAAGATTTAATTTTATCGTTTAAATTAGTTACCATTTCTGAAATAGTTGCCATATTCTTTTGGGTATTCTTCCAGTATTTAATTCCTTCTTCGCCTTCACTTAGCTCTTGTTTCATACGTGATGTGTATTCAACAATAAGATCAATTTCAGCTAATTTGCGTTTTACTTCTTTAATAGCTTTATGAAGTTGTTCGTTTTTAGTACGTAACTTAACATCATTTTTAAATTTGCTATATGTTACTTCATTAAGTAATTCTTCCTTAATAATGTCTACTAATGATTCGTTCATAGATGATTTTTTACCTGGCCACATTTCTTTATAATCAAACATTTTAGAATTTTTAGGCATACCAGGTGCTTTTTTAAATCCTTGTTTCATAGCTGTTGCTGTTGCTTTATTAGTTTTTTGTCCTTTTTTAGCAAATGCATATGGAGTATTGATTGGACCAGCACCAACGCCAATAGCGCCTGTAGCTGATTCTTCTTCTAAATCAATATTTAAATTATTAAATTTTTCTTGGTTATAATTATCTAAATATGGTTTTAAATCTTGTTTCCAAACTGCTGTTTGTGAAAAAGCTATATTATCTACTTGTCCGTGTTCTCCTTTTGTAACTTTATCTAAATCTTGAATGGTAATTTTACCAGTTTCCATAGCTTTTTTGAATGTTCTAAATTCATTAGAGGGGCTATAGATTTCTAGTTTATTTTTTAGTAATTCTTTACCACCAAATAACCAAATCCACTGAAGAGCGGTATCAAAATATCCATCAATACCTTTATAGCTACTAACTTCCTTTATAGGACTATCAGCACTCATAGCTTCACGAATAATTTTTGTAACGTATTTTTTTATATTATCCATTTTTTAATTCGTTTACTAGTTGATGATATTGTAATAATGAAATAATGTTTTCATCCTTTACATTTTGGTTTTTACCTAAAGGCTGGATTAAATTGATTACTTCGTTAATTTTGATTTGGATTGTTTTATCTGTTACAGATGTATTTAGTTCAGTTAAACTAGTACGTAAGAAATCGAATTGTTCGTTTACAAATTCTCTTAATTTAACAGTATTTGAAATATTGTTGATGTATTCTTTTAATACTGATTTTTGTTTACTATCTAAATTTGAATATTTAGAATTGAATCTTTCTAACAATACACGATATGCTAATAAACGAGTACCTTTATCCATATCTGAATATTCTTCCATCAAACGATCTGCTACTTCTTCTTTATTAATTTCATTACGAGTAATGTGTTCTAATAATGTGATTTTATTATCAACTATTTGATTAGGATTAATAAATTCTAATGAATTGTTAGCTTCAATCAAATTATATATCGCAGCGTACTGTGTATAATGGTTGATTTTAGATTTAAAGAATTCTTCTATGTTGTAATGTGTACGAATTTCTTTGATAAGGTTATATTTTTCTCGCTTTAACGCCGTTCTGTTTAAACGCGATGACATTTCTAATGTCGCGTTAATCAATGATTCTGCTTTACCTTCAGTCAACAACTTAGTGTTTATTAACGTTTGGTATGTTTTATATTCTTTATTTAATTCAGTTTTAGAAAAATATTTTTTAACTAAATCAATAGCTGCTGAATCTTTGCCAGACACCGTATCGCTAGCAATTTGGCGAACTAATAGTTCGAATAATATGCCCGTATTTTTGTATTTACTGTGGGTTATTTTACTCATAATTGGTAAAGGATGTGCACTACCTATAAATATGTACTAGTTATATGTTCTTAATGTTTTCTTCAGATAATAAATCGGATTCTGGCGTAGATTCAAATATAATTTCTTTCCTTAATGAGCTTAACGACTCAAATAAGGCTTTATTTTTATTTAATTCTGCTAGTGCTAATGGTGATCCACCTTTTGGTGTACCTGATTCCTCAGATTTATTAGCAGTATATAGCGTACCGTTTTCTTTTTTACCTAATCTATCTTTACCTAATGGGTCACGTTGTGTACCAACAATAGATGATTTTTCTTTAGGACGACCAATTGGTTCTTTTTCATTGTATCCCGGAGGTACAGAAGTTTGTGCTTCCATTCCTGTTCTACCCTTACCATACAATGCTGCCAAGTCATGTGGTGTACCATATGATTTACCTGATTTAGCTGGGTCGTTACCTTCGTTTTCGATTTGGCCTAAACGGAATGTACGTTTTTTATCTTCTATTACTAAGTCACGTAATTCATCATATTGATCTTCTGAGAATTGGAATATATTATCGTAAATCCAATCAGATGATACTAGATTAGTATCCATTAGATCTTTAGCTAATCCAACTTTTTCCTTCCATAATGCTACTTTTTCCTGTTCATAAATAACAGACGGAGTAGTTAATGATAATTCAAAATTAGATAATGCTTCACCATCAAATCCCTGAACATATAAATGTACTAATGCAATTTTATATAATTCAGATAATACAATACGTTGGATACGTTCTACTGTACGAGCAAATCTAATGTCTTCAGCTGCTAATGTAGCTTTACCTGTTAAATCTTTTTCAAATCCAAAGAACGCTTTAGGTACCTTAAGTGCTGCTAACATTTCATCACGTAAGAAATTTACGTCATCTATAGCATTGTACTCTAAACCTTTAAGGGTATCAATTTTAGTATTTGAATTAGGTCCACGTTGAGGTATATAGAAATCCTCCATAACATTCATCATGTTATATTTTAGATTATATTCACCTGTTTGTTGGTCAATATATGGAGTTTTCTGCATTTTCTGCTTTAATCTCTCCATGTATCCATCAACTTCAGCTGAAGGCATATTACCAACGTCAACGTAGAATATACGTTTTTCTGGGGCACGTGTGATACGATGTAATAACATCGCATCTTTCATTAGCACGTATTGTTTATACGTTTTACGTGCTGGTTCAATATATGATCTACCATAAGGTAGGTAATTAGCATCTGTTAATAAGCGGAAATGGGCAATTTCGTAGTTTTCAAATTTAATTTTACCATCTCTATCTTTAAGACGGCTATTAATACCACCAGCGGCAATAACCATTGGATCTATTTTAAAACAAACATACGATGGATTTTCAGGATCTACTCCTTCTTCACGTACCATGTCATAAACAGACATAGGTGCCACATTATATACACCGAATTTTTCAGCAATTTCTAAATGTAAATAGAAATCACCATATTTACTCATATTACGTATCCATACCCATAAGTTAAATTCTACGTTTAAAATATCGTAAAACAAATTATATAGAATACGTTGAACGTTTTCATCTGAACTTCTAATCTGGATTATCTCGCCTTGCTCGTTTTTTAATGTCGATTCATCTGCAATAATATCCAAAGCAGATGCTATAATTGATTCAGTATCCATTGCTTCGTAGTCAGTATATAACTGGATACGTAGTGTTTGGTAATTCATAGTTGGGTTATATGGCATATTAGCCCCATATCTATGAAGTTTGGTAAATCTATCGATTAATGCGTTGGTCTTAATATTTCCGTATCCTTGAATACGGTCTACGTCAGTTACTTTTAATTGATTGCCACCTACATTACGGATTACGACGTCAGTACTAAATAGACGTCTTAGTCTACTAAATAGTCCTGCATCATTTGTGTTTTCTGCCATTTGTTGTGTTTAATATGTTAATAAATATTGTTTAAAGCAACCAGGTAATGCTTTCTGTTCCACCAATTCCATTATCCATTCTATATGGGTTTTGAAAATTAGAAGAATGTACTGAGTATTTATTATCGTATGCATTATTACTCATTCCCATTATTGCTGCTCGTGTCATATCTAAACCCTGAGCGCTAAATTTTAATGCTGTATCTCTAACGAATAATCCTATACCTAGACTCAATACTAAATCGTCATTATAACCATTTTGTGATTGTGCTTTACCATTTTGCCAAATAAACACTCTTAGTTCTTCTAATAATCGCTTAGAGTGAAAGGTAAACGTTCTTTCTCTAATGTACGACTCCATCTTTGAGATGACAAGTGGTCTTGTCTTTGTTGAGTTAGTAAATCCAGGAACGGTTTGTTCACTTTCCATTTTAGCAAGATATTTTTCCATACTAATATCACCATATGATCTAGGTGAATAATATAGATTAGAATATCCTCGCTCTATAATAGTATTAACTACATCCCATCCAATATTAGCGTTTTCTACTACTAACAATGCGTTATTGTATTCACTAGCTACAGACACTAACATGTGTCCATATTCACGTGTACTGATTTGTGATTTGTATTCTGCTACTTGCTCACAAGATTCAATATCAATTACGTGAAACGCAGAGTGGTCACTTCCATCACCACGAGCAACGTCAGCACATATAATATAATTTTTAGTATAGTCTGGGTATTGCCAAATCCAAAAATCACCACCCATAAAACGACGTTCTATAGGATCTTGAATATGTGTTTGCTCATAGAATGATAATATCTCACTATCTACTACAGTATTACCTGAGCCTAAAAAGTCACAATCATACTCTTGGGCAAATTCACGTGGTGACATGTTTAATCGTTCACGTTGTTCCCATCCTTCATCTATAGGAAATACTCGATCTGGGTGTAGATCCCATTTTAATTTAATAGCTTTAAAGTCATTTTTACCTACTTCAGCTTCAGTATACATTTTATGGAACCAATTACCTACACCATTTGGTGAAGATAATGCTATAATACCTCCACCAGTAGCGATGGTAGGTTTAATACTTGTATAAATTTTATCAATACCTTCAATGAAGGCCGCCTCATCCACTACTAGTAAAGATACTGCGTATGATCTACCAGCATCTGAAGCAGCTGATGTTGCTACGATTTGGGAGTTATTAGCTAACTTTAATGATAATTTATTATCTGATATTGGTTTTTGATTGCCTTTTAACCATCCTGGTAGGTTATTGTACATAAACTGTACTTTTTCAACCATGCCCTTAGCGGTTTCTTGCTTAGTTGCTATACATAACACTGTTTTATCTTTATGGAACAACATTGTCCATAATGAATATCCAGCTACTAGTGTAGATATACCTAACTGACGTGATTTATTTATAATCGTAAAACGATTATTTCTAATTTCTTGTAATGTGTCTCCTTGGAAGGGATATAGGTGGAATAGTACACGACCTTTTACAGGATGGGTTATATAACAATACTTACGGAAAAAATGAATAGGATCCGTGGCGCATTTTATGTATTCCTGCTTTATTATTTCTTTAATTTCTGCTTGGCTCATATATAATATGTTGTATATAAATATATAAGACAAGTAAAGCCCGCTAGTGCGGGCTTTTTGTATGTGTTTTTAATTATATTATATTAAATTTTGTAACATATCTTCTAATTCTTCTGCTTCTTCTTCTGATAAGCCTGGGTAAGAATTCATTAATTCTTCAGCATCATATTCACGCATTTCATCCATAAAACGATTACCTTTGCTTTGAAAAAAATTAAATAAGAACGCAGCATCATAATTGTGGTCTTCTAATTCATCTTCCTCAAATTCAAAATCTTCTCCCTCAACAAATCCACTAATTTCAACTTCATCAAAATCAAAAGTCCAAGTACCATCTGGATTTTGACTACCATAGTCAGGCGGCATATTCCCTGAACCACTTCCCTTAATATCAGTTTCCCAGAATTCTTCTTTAGTAAATTCTTCACCACTTTCTGTATCTGTTAATATGCTTTTTGGGTTTGCTGGTTGGCTTTTCCATCTAAAGCTAATATTATCTTCAAGACCAAACGGCTCATTAACAAAATCTAATTTATCAAAATCTAATCCATCAGTATTTTCTTTTAACAACCCAGCTAATAGCTGCATTCTTTTGATTTCGTTTAATTGTTTTTTCATGTGTATAAATATTTACAGTATTAATAAAATTGAACCTAACACAACTAATCCCGTTGTGGTTTTCCACATTAATATTTTCTTCTTTAATTTATTGATTTGACTTTTAGATTCATTCTCTAATAAACCATATTTTAAATCTTGATTTAATATAATGCTGTTATAGTTTGCTTCTTTTTTATTTTGAGAGCTAATAACACTATCTTTACCAGTAATCCTGTCATTTAATGTTATAATAGCGCTATCCGCTAATGCTAATTCTGTTTTAGTACCATCACATAATATTAAATCTTGTGCAGCATTTATTAATGCTTCTTTAGGTACAGATATTGCTAATGGACTTTCTGGTGCGTAGCGTTCTATATAGAATTTAGCTAATTCATCGTCGTTTGCTGTTTTAAATTTACTAGCTAAATCCTTAGCTTTAGCCTTAGCAACGTCGCGTTCTGATTTATAATATTCTACTTTAATAACTAAAATTGAATCTTTTTTAACTAACACATCAATAACACTGTCTTCTTTAACGATGTTGTTGTGTAGTGAATCAATAACCTTATTTAAACTATCGGTTTTTTGTTTAAAATCACTGCTGAACGGTGAATCATAATATTCAGTATAACCAAATAATAGTAATGCTCCTATGATAAGGCCAACTATAAATGTAACAATTTTATTCATATTAGATATTTGCTAATTTTTTTAGGCGTTTTAATACGGTTTCGTTAATTTCGTCTTCGCTTTCTACTTCGCCTTGTTCTGCTCTAGTTTTAACGTATTCATTAGTGTTAACTATATTAGCAATACGTTGCTCTAAAGACGTTTTTAAGGCGATTAAACGCCCGAGCTCATTGGATTCGCTAGAAAGATCGTCTCCGCTCTGTCTTTGTTTTTTATATTGGGTAATCGCACTTTTAGTGCGCCCTAAACGCTCAGCATATTTAGAATAATCCATCCAAGCCGCATAATCATCATCCGATATGTTTGATTGTACTGGAGCTGCCATTTCTGGTTCTAGTACTGGTTCCATATCTTCCATTTCATCCTCATCAGTACCTACAGTACGAGTCGGAATATTAGTTAATCGACTTCCAACGAAGAAATCCTCAGCACCAATATTATAGTTAGGTTCTGCTGCTGGTTCGCCTTCCTCACCTGGTATCTCATTTTTAGCTAAAATACCAGTATCCACTAATGAATTTACTATAGCATTAGCTATTTGTGGTCTAACAAACCCAAATTGAGCTTGTACTTCTGTTTTTTCAGCACCTGGGTTTTCTTTAAAGAAATTAATAATATCAGCTAATGATACTCCACTAATGCGTTTAACGTATTCTGTAGTATCGAATTCTGGGTCTACTAGAATATATCCTTTAGCTTTACGTGCTAGTTCTTTAATTTTTTTAGTCCCTACAGTTACACTACTTACCTTAGAATTTGTTTTTAATTTATTGATAGTAGATGTGTCTGCTGGATCAATATTTAATATTTTATCCGGGGTATTTGGGTCCTTATAATCTATAGTGGTTTCTTGTGTAGCTTCACTTAATACTTCAGTTATGGCTTCACGTATTAAACTACGTAAGTGTTTAGATTGCATTTTATTTCCGTTAATGTTTGTGTCCATAAATATTAATTCAATTGGGAAATGATAGCCTCGATACGTTCTTCTGTAGTACCTTTAACAGTAATTAATTTTTTAGGTGGAAATTGTTTTAGCATATCAACTAACACTTTATCAATCTTACCACGATATTCAGCGTCTGTTGTACGTACACCATTATCTTCAATATCAACGCCTTCAGGCGATATGTAGACAATTAAATCATACTCATGACGTAACGTTAAAAACGCTTCAACTAATAATGCTTTATCATTCCAACTAATTGATTTAGCACTAATTGTAAATGCTGATACATCATAAATTGTTCTATCTGTTAATAAGTCATCACGCATTAGCTCTAAACTACGTTCAGCAGCAAATACAAATTGTCCTTTAACTGTAGAATCATCATTTAATGATATTCCTTGATCCCTTAAATACTTACTACGCTCAGTAGCAACATGATAATCTTTAAATTGTTCTAATTCTGCTAGTGCTTTAATTAATGTAGTTTTCCCTACACTAACTGTTCCGCATAATCCTATTTTCATAACTGTATTTTTATTTTAAATTAAACCTAATGCTTTTGCTCTGCCATATCCAACGTACTTTCCATTATTTGGATTTAAGTACTTTTTATCTATTTTATTTTGATGATCCATTCGTTTTTTAACTTCATCTTCAAAATTATAGTCTTTAGGATAATCTAGATTAACTTCTATAGGGCCATGAGTTGTTTTATCTAAATCATATGTCCAAGTAGCTATAACACCATCGTTATGCTTGTATACTCTAGTAAATTTACGGAGGGTTTCTTCTTTTGCCATAACTAAAATTAAAAAAAGGGCCTTGACAGCCCTCTTATTTTATACTCTTGCACCTGCGGTTTTCCCTATGGCCGTTTTATACCAAGGTAATCCATTTGCTTCTCGCTTGATATTTAAAAAATCTTCACGATTGTGTTTCATTCCAAAAACATAATATTCTGCTAGCTTAATATTGCCTTGTGGTATATAAGCTGGTCCATTCCAATTATGCATTTTATTTGTACCATCTATGTGTATATAGTATACTATAGTACCGTCTGCTGTTTTGATTTTGTTTGTATTTCCCATTTTGATATCTAATTCTTTTTTATGAATCTAATATCTTTTCTTTACTCACCCAAATCTTTCAATCCAGTATCATCTTTAGCTAAATCAGATTCAATATCTTTCATTGTATCGATTGCCCATTTCTTTTGAGCTGGTGTTAATTTATTATTAATGACGTTATCAATAAATGGGAAAAATTCATTATCCTCTAATTTATATACTTCTGTAAAGAATATTTCACGAATACGAGCATCATTTATACCGCTTTCGTTGTATAGATTAGATATAGCATCATATATAAACTTACCATATCTAAAATCTTCTGGTTCGTTTTGTAATGTATCTACTTTATCAATGATTTCTTTATTTTTCTCACTATCTAAACCAAAGCCTTCTGTACCAACGATTTCATATAATCCTTTAATGATTTCATGTAATAACATTGGGAAACAAAGCGCTCTTGCTTTAATAACAAACTGCTCATTTTCAACATCGTATGTCATTTCTGATGAACCGCCGCCTTGTTTTTGCCCTTGAGCAAGCATAGCTAACATCATAGCAATAGCATCTTCATCATCGTAGATACCAAATACTAATTTCATCATTTCATTGTATTTTTCTACTAATGCTGGGTTTAAATCATCTAAATGTTCTTTAAATAATAAAAATGCAAAAGCACCACGTACAGCTGCTCCTTGAGTAATACCATTTATAATACGGCGTTTACTAGCCATAGGTACATCTGCAGCATCTACTGGTTCTTCATTTTCTGATGGAGAGGGTAATTCTAATCCTGCTTGATTATCTACTATCTTAGCATCAATCTTAATATTAGAATAATCTAAAATAGGATATGCTTCTCTAGCCATGATCTCAGCAATCATAGGTAATTCAATATGGTAATCAGATTCAGCCTCAATTACATTATCTAGTAATTTTTGAGTGTCTCCTAACGCGCTCATTAGGTTTTTATTACCTAACATATCACGTAGTGATTGTCCTGATTTGCCTTTTAGTGAAGCTATTGTTTCAGGTGAAAATATATCTTCGTATTTTACTTCTAATAATTTAGCCATTATTTTTTTAGTTTTGATTTTTTAATAGCAGCATCAATTGTTAAAAGATAATCTTCAGAATCGATTTTTTTATCGTTATTCATATCTCTCTTTTTACCTTCAACAGTAACATTAACAGGTTCTTTTGGACTGTTACCAGCTTCAACATAAAAACTAGAGTTAGGAAACATATCAGATAATTTATCAGCTCGTTTTTGTGCTTCTTCTGCAGTATTATAGTATCCTTGCCATCCTATATTACCATAACCACCATCTTCTAATACATGGTAGTATATTCTATTTTTACCTTCACCCATGTTTTGTGCATTCACGGCATTAAAAACTGCTTGACTATATTTTGACACTACTTCTTTTTCCGATTTTCCAGCATCAATCATTTTTTTAGCTGCTGCAATATCTTGTTTAAATTGAGTTGGTTTAGCAGATTTAAGTCTATATTTTTCTTGTTCTGGAGTAGCTTCATTCATTGCTGCGCCATTTAATGAAGCATCAATAGATGGTTCTTTCAATTCAAAATCAAGATAGTGCTTAGCTGCAACCAACATTGATTTAGATTTGATGATTTTTTCTTGCCACCATTGTGGAAGATCTACTTCACCTTCCATTTTATCAAATGGCTCAAGCATTTTATATAATTCAATAGCGTATTTAGCAATACGATATAAATCAGCTCTAAGCATATGTGGCTCATCATCTTCGTGTCCTAAATCTAAATCTTCATTCATTCCAGATGATTTTAATTTATAGCGATCTACAATTTTCTTTAGCATTTCTTCTTCCTTTAACGCTTTCGGTTTTGGTTCAACGTCTGGTCTACCAATTTTACGGCGTTTTTTCTCCTCCTCTTCTTCAGTACCTGGTTCAGGTGTGGTGGTAGGTGCCGGTGTGTTTGGTTGCTCCGGTTTAGGTTGATTTTCTGCTAATTCATTTTTAATAGCTTCACGGATAATTTCGCGTAGTTGTGATCTTTTCATAGTTTATATGTTATTATGATAATAAATATTCAGCAACATAAATTCCATGCGCACCACTTACAGTAATACCACGAGCACTTAACGCATCTCCTACGAAATGTACGTTTGGATATTTAGTTAATGCTAAATTAGTATAATCAACTAATGGTTCTGGTGATAAATACTTTACTTCAGGTATATAAATTCCCCAATCATCACCTAATGTTGGGAATACTTTTTTCATATCCTTAATAAAATCTTCAATATATTGGAAATAGCCTTCCATAACTGGTTTAACAACATGAGTTAAAGTATCTAGGTTAATTGGTGTTGCACTTACTGTATTTTTTTCTGATGTATTAGATGGTTCACGAGACGGGCTATAATATAAACCGGTGCCATTTGATTGCAACTTATTTACTACATCACGTGACCATTTAAATGGATCTTCAATGTCTTTAATTTCCATAATAATGCCAAAGTTGGTCATATTATTTCTATAAGCTTCATCTTTTTTAGCATGGCCATTATAAGTAACATCACCGTATGTTTCCTCTACAGCAACATAAGCGGCATTATTGTTTGTACAAAATGAACGTAATGAAACA